GAAAAACGTCAAGAACCTGAAGCCGAATATCGAGCAGTTAGTCCGAGATAATGGACGCCCTGTTCGACGCAAAGGTAAGGTAACAAGCACCTCGAATCGATCGGTGTTAACGCGAACGCCTTCAACAGCGCTAGCGTTTCCATCTCTTGATTCGAGGCTTATCGAGGCACCAATGACCGCAGAAAAGGTCACGGAAAGTAGTTCCAACTATTGGTTCTCTGGTCGCTTCCGGTACTTTATTGGACCTAAAGGTGCTCAATGGGCACTTGATAAAGTCCATATACCGTCCCGCGAAGATTACCAGTTGGGTCGTATCCTCTTTGGGATCGATCCTACTGACCTACACCTTTACTACGAGTTGATGCCTTGGTCTTGGTTAGTCGACTGGGTGGTCCCGGTGGGACCTATCATTGACAACTTCGTCAATGACCATGCCGATAACCTTGTGGCGGACTACGCCTACATTATGGCTCATGTGAGCACTAATGAGCAGGAAGTAGTCTCGGGGAAGCTCGTTGGAGGTCCCCCTTTCTCGTGTTCTTACACTCGGATTTCCGAGAGTAAGCAACGACGATACGCCAGTCCTTACGGTTTTGGCATTTCGTTGACGAGCCTTAGCCCGTCACGACTTGCCATTCTAGCAGCTCTGGGCTTGACCCGGAGTTACTAGTATCCCACTTTGTGTGTAACTTAATCAAGGAATCGTGCCATGCTGGCAGACCCTCAATCAGTCACGATCAACTCTGTAGCCCAATCTTTGGCTGCAGTTTCCCGTGGCAACAACACTTCCACCTATCGTAAAGATGATGGAACTGTTTCGCTGTCCGTTTCCCATCAATATGGGAAGCGTACGCGTCGGACCGCTCGTCTGGATTATTCCAAGATCGTCGCGGATCCGCTAGTGCCGACTCAAAACCAAAAGGTTTCGATGTCGACTTACCTCGTTATTGATCATCCCATCACTGGGCTGACCAACACCGAGATTAAGCAAGTCGTCGATGCGCTTACTGCGTATCTGACGGCGAGCACTGGTGCCAAGGTGACAAGCATCGTTGGCGGTGATTCCTAGTTGAATCCACTCCGAAAGGAGGTGATTCTCTATGGATGCAGCGTTCAATCGCGTGCTTGTGATCATGATTGTGCTTCTGGCTGTCTTCTCCCTTGCGGGATGGATTCCAGCTGCATAGTCACGACTAGTGGGTCGCACATGGCTATGGATCTTTGACCCCCAACCATTAGGTGGAGGCATTGATGAAAAGCCAGATGCGATTACTTGAGTGTGTGCTGGCTGATGCCAGCACATGGTGTAGCACTAGCACCACCCGCGATTTTAACACGATCGCGAGACGTGTCGAACACGAGGGGTTCTCGTTTATCACGATTACCCTGCCAGCTTTTTGTCAAGACTTCGAGAGAGGTCTTGAAAGAGGCTGCGTAGACTCATCTCTATTCCTAGGTTTTAGGCGTAGAGGAGCGCTCCCTGTATTCCTACAAGGTTTGCTCAGTCTTGTGTTCGATGCTAGTACAGGAGTCTTGTTCGAGGATGCGAGTCCCTTAGCTGTTCATGCTATACGACAAGTATGCATGATCAACAAGAAACTCCTCCTTGATTGTTCAGATGAACGAATAAGGAAGAGCTATGACTCATACCTCGAAACTGACAGATCCGTCCGAGCTTTCGAAGAATCACTTGCAGCTTTCTGGACTTATCATCCGGACACTGCAGGGGATCTTAGAAGCCCCGGTCACTCCGACCAAAACATCACTCCTCCAAATGGGGGAACCGATGACGATGGCGGAGTACACCGACCTGAGGTTCTTTTGGAACCGAGGGTCTGTGGAGGCACTAACGGCCCTATGGAACTTGAACACTTTAGAAGTGTTTCAAGATTTCTTTGGGCCGGACTGTTTGGTGCCGACTCTTTTGGAGTCGACGCTGGACGAGTTGTGCCTAGACACGGTCCTGGTGCCACTGCTGAGCGACTTTCTGCAAACAGAAGGTTCGGTCAGCAAAGATGGCACCAGAGGTTGGATCACTGGTTCTCAGCTACAGACTTTTTGCTCCCAAATGCTGGGTGGCAAGAATATCTGACTGAAATCCAGTTTGTCTCCCCGGAACATGAACAGCCCGTTAGGGTTGTTGCAGTTCCTAAAACGCTGAAAGGCCCCAGAATTATTGCCATAGAGCCTGCATGCATGCAATACACGCAGCAGGCCTTGATGGAGATTCTGGTAGATCGTTTGGAGAGTTACCTGCCCACTCGTGGTAGAGTGAACTTCACAGATCAAACTGTGAACCAGACGATGGCACTGAAGTCTTCACTCGATGGCCGCTTTGCGACTATCGATTTGAAGGACGCTTCAGACCGCGTTTCAGCCCGCTTGGTCGGCGAAATGTTGGCAAGCCAACCCGTTTTTCGCGAGTTGGTTTTTGCTACACGTAGCTTAAGAGCGGACGTGCCAGGTCATGGGATTCATCCCATTTCCCGGTTCGCGTCTATGGGGTCTGCATTGTGTTTTCCTATCGAAGCG